TAATAAAATTTAAGTAATTTTCGTGTAAGGTACGCCGCGATACTTGAGGGTTACTTGCTTTTTTTGCATTGGTTTTCTCCAGTACCACACCCCCGTTCCATGATGTGGTTTCATGCGTTCCATTGAGGAATGAACGGACGCGGTTACCTGTGGCTTCTTCTGATTTCGACTATCGAGCCGCCGTTGAATTAGAAGTTCACATCTGAACGTTCTAGTTTTTCTTGTACATCCCTACGGTAAGCAGGGTCCCTATCATATTTAGGGTCAGCCATAGCTTGAACTAGTTCAGCTTGACTACGGAAGGTGTTGCCACCACTAGATGGTGGTTTACCTTGCAGTAGTTTTCCTTCAGAACCTACATTGTCTTTGTATCTAGCATTCAAAGCTTGGATAGCAAAGTAACAGGCAAGAGGATCGCCACGATCTACTACGGTATCATACATCTCCTGTTCTTCTCGACTAAGATTACTCTCAGCCCAACTAACCATTTGATTGTAACTCTCTTCACCACCTACAACTTCTTTTAATTCAGTAATATCTGAATCAGATAATCCTTCAGATTTATTACCTTGTTCTCTTAGTTGTAAGTATGCTTTAGCTAATTCACCTGGGTTAGTTGATGCTAGTTCTCTTAGTGTATCATCTGTAAATCCATCTGCTCTTTCATCCCACAACTTATCTAAAACACTAGAACCTTCTTCGGTTTTATTTGTTTCAGGTTCAGCTTCAGGCTCAGGTTCAGGGGTTTCTTCAGATGATGAAGTACCTAGTTTCTTTTCCAACTCAAGATAAGCTTTCTCAAGCTCTTGAGCGTTATCATATTTACCTGCAAGTCGATTATCTTCTGCAGCTTGCATCTCTTCACCCACCTTGAGTGAGTCCATCTCTTCTTCAGAGAATTGACCTGACTCAGGTGTGTCTTCATTCATTGTTAAAGTCTGTTCTTCTGCCATATTAATTAAGCTTGAGGTGGTTCACCGGGAGGTGCTTGGACTTGTTGTTGTGGATCTAGTTGCTCAGCTAACTGTGGATTCTTAGTAGGATCTGCCATAGGCGAACTAAGAGCTTGTACTCTTAACTTATCTTCTTCCAATCCTAACTGTTGCTGTTGCACTGCTTGTTCTTGTTGCTGTACTTCTTGCATACTTCTTACAAGGTTTAATGCATCAATACCTTGAGCAGCTGCAAGTCGTTTAATAACTTCTTCAGGATTAATATACTTAACCATTGGTTCTGGTCCCATTGTTTGAGCAATGGTAGTAAGGAAAGCAGCTAAGCTTTCTCTATCTTGACCACGACCTAGAGCATTAACTCCAGCTACAATAGTAGGCTTCACTAAATCCTTTGGTAGACGAGGTATCTCACCTGTCTTTTGGAATACACTAAGCTTCCGACTTAAGTATGGGACTAAGAATTCTGTAGTTAGCAGTGAATAAAGACCACCTAACTGTTGATCTAATTCCATCTGAGTCATACGAACTTCTTCAGCTGTAGTACGTTCACTTTGTCTGACTTGTAAAATAAGGAATGCTTCTGATATTCTACGTTCTAATGTTGTGGCTAATTCAAAAGCAGTTCTAAAGTCAGCAGTTTTACCAACCTGTACAACACCTATGTCGTCAGGTCTTCCTTGTATGATAGCACCGTTGCCAGCAGACGCTAGAGTCTGTGGTTTAGTAGTACTAGATGGTGATACAGTAAAGATCACTTTAGCAGCTGCTGCAGAGCCTTCTACAAGGGCCTGAGAGAGTGCTTCAAGTGACTTAAGATCACCCATAAATTCTTCTACTCTACCACGTCCATAGGCTTCACCATCTACTGTATTGAAACGTAGTGGTAACCAAGGGGTAATATCTATAGGAGCCTTACCTTTAGAGGCAGGGATAACATAGTCATAGACCTCTTGTTGCCAAATGAATCTGTTGTTATCACGTATGATGTGAGTGTAAACATCACACTCTTTACTAGATCCAGTGGTATCAGTTTGAGGATTGTTGACATCTAAGATGCCCTTAGCATATAGTATTTCTGGTGGTACTTCTTTCTCTAATAATTTGTGACTGATGCGTTCTTTTGTAATGATTTCTATAACGTTGCCGTTACCATCTCTCTCTATCACATAACGATTGAGAGGATACATTTTTAAACCAGCCTGACCCATGAAGATCAATACATTACCTGCGACAACCAAGTGTTTTAATGCTTGGTGTACGACCACACGGTCACTGGAGGCAGCGATTGATTCAAGGATTGTTCTCTCAATTTTAGCGAAGGAAAGATCCAACTCTGATCTAGCTTCAGGAGGGAACTGTCCCTGCTCTAAAACTGAATCATCAAGTTGTAGTTTAAAGAAGCTTGTTTGTGGTGGTAGTAGTGCAAGCATCAGCTTGGCTGATAATGTCACAACACCTTTAGCTCCTACACTTTGCCACGGAGTTTGTAGGTTACGTGCTCCTGCTTTAGTGTATTCTTCTTCTCCTCTAATGAGATAAGGTAGGGTTAATCTTGTCCCCTCTTCTGCTAAGCGTAGATATTGGGTACGGTCACTGGATAGAACATCATATCTTTGTTTTGCTGTCATTGTATTAGGCTATGTTAAGCGTATTTATTCTTGAACTACCTCTACTTAACTGTCCAGTTCCTGTTGAAACTTCTCCAGATTTAAAGGCTTTTGATCTTCTATGTCGTATACCAAGGGCAGAGTTACCAAGCATACGGTAATCCATAGTACTTGCTATATCTGATAAACGTTTATTCATTTCTGCCTTACCTTCAGCTAGTTTATTTGACATTGACTCCTCTTGGGCTTGTAAATTTTCACCCCATGTAGATTCAAGATCACCGATAGCTTGCTCTCTTGTTTTATATACATCAGAGATAGCCTGCTGTCCTGACTGAGCTAAAGCATTCAGACCTGACGTTCTAGCTTGAGCTTCCTGGCTTAAAGCAGCTTGCCTAGCTTGAGCTTCTTCACCAAATAATTTCTCATAGTCTCTCTGAACATCTCCGAATTGACCAGCTACATCTGTTTTATAATCACCTAACTTATCTTTAAGGCTTTCGATGCCTCCTGATAATTCAATATCTTTACCAGTTAAACCTTGGAGTTCTTGATCTATTAATTCACGATGACCTGATGCAGCCTCTAAACCTTGGGCTTGTTGAATGCCCTGTTCTCCAACTACATCTTGTAATCCAGCGAATTGTGTGCTCAAAGAACTGAAGTCACCTCTTTGTAAGTTGATGGCATCACGTACTGCACCGATATCTAAACTTTCAATATCTGAACCCCATTCATCTCTCATTACGTCTTGCAAGTTTTGAAGACCTGATCCCATCCTGGTTTCGAAATCAGAAGTTGTTAAGTAATTACCTTCTAAATCACTTCTAAGATCGCCAATGCTTTGAGTAGAAGCTTGGCCATACTGATTGATAAGGTCTTGTAACTGTTCGTCTCCTGTAGCTTGTTCACCTAGAATTGAATCAAGTTGTTCTCGTAATCCTTGTACATCTCCAAAGGAGACACCTTTATTTTCTAAATCTGTAAGGCGTGTACCAATTTGTCCTGTTAATTTATCGTAATCTCTTTGGCTTACTTTAGTACCAAGAGATTTAGTGAGTCCACCTGTTAATTTATCGTAATCCTTTTGACTTACTTTAGTACCAAGAGATTTCTCAAGAAGGGCTGCTTCCTTAAAAATATCGTCAGCAAACTGTTTAACTTTATCTGAACTAGCATACTTTGATAGGTCAATGCCTGATGCCCAAGTCTGTAGCCTGTGTATAGGTGTCCCTTTTACAGTCTGCGAGATTAAGGCTCTATTCCACGCCGTTTGACTACCCGAGTTCTTCCCGGTGCGATTGTGGGTGAATATAAGTTCCGTCGGGTCCCAGGCAGTATAATTATCTCCTGGTTTGATAAAGTCGTAAGGGCCTCTGCCTCCGCTTCCTGTCCAAGCCATGATTAATCTTCCTCCAATCTATTTCTTAACCACTCCACTACAGAGCGTTGTCCTGCTTGATACATGATAGTGTTTAACTCCTCTTTAGGGTGCGGGTTTACTGGTGGGAATTTTTCCTCCAGTTCCATAAGAATAGACTGGAGGTTTGGCCCGAGCAAAGGCTCAAGCGTATTGGGGTA